GGAATAATCTCTGGTAACCGACCGATCTCTGCTTGCAGCATTCGCTGATTGTCTTCCGCTTGGAATTTACCTTGCTCTTGAGCCACCCGCTCTTGCTCAGTAAATATCGCTTGCATCTTGTTTTGTTTAGCGTTCTGCCGTTTGCTCCATTCTCGTTCTTGCCTTGTGGCCTCGATTGGGTCTTCATCATAAAGACGATCGAAGTCAGGCTGTGGTTCATCACTCGCTTGCAATTGCATTTGCAGAGCCCCTAAAAGCTGGGCGTACTGCTGTCTTTCTTGAGTCACTGAGCTCCTATCACCGTCAAACGATTTACGTTCTTCAGCGAGAGCCTGGCTCTTCTTTGTATAATCTGACTGACGCGAATAACCATTCTGAAGTTCTTCCAGGCTGACTGAGACTTGTTCACCGTCAACTTTGACTGTGAAGGTTTCGGTTTGCGCGGATTCATCTTCATCTTGATCATATTCTTGATCATCCAGTTCGGCTTCTTCATCATCATCGAAATCCTCGTCGGACTCTTCGACTTCTAAATCATCCACCTCGCCACCAAGTTCTGGCGACTCGTCAACAATCTCCTCATCTCCCTCGGCTTGCTCTTCTTCAAGAGTTCCGTCGAACATTTCCATGATTGCATTCTGTGCATCGTCGAGCTGGCTTCCAGTAGAAAAGCCTTCGCCGCCTGACAATTGTTGTGTTTGTTCACTCATTTTTTTTAGCCTCTAAGCTTCTGTATAGCGATAGAGTCTGCCGCCGACTGCATAGCCGTTAACAGGTCTTCCATCGCCTCAAGTTTTGCGTGGATTTTTTCGCGCTTGTCGAGCTTTCGCTCTCGCGCCCATTCTTCAAAAAACGAATGTTTGATGTTTGTGATGAGCATTTTGAAATCCTCGTCATCAAACATTTGTTGAATTTTTTGGGCTTGGCTGTCAGACATTCTGCGGCCCCGGCCCTGGCTGTCCTGGCTGCCCTGGCTGCCCTAAAGACCGGACCATTTCGCGATCGCGGTCTGCATTAGCTTTGATTTGAGCAACATCAACTTGAGCTCCGTACCGAGCCTGGAGCTCTGCCGCTTTCAAGATGACATCTGCTTCGTTCTTATCTCGTAGCCGATCGTCATCGCGGATCATCTTCTCGCGCTCTAGCTCAAGCTCGGCCTGTTTCTTCTGGATGTTCGCCTGGATCTCCGCCATCTGTACTTCTATTAATTGCTGATTAATATCAGGCTCTGGAGGCTCTGGAGGCGGAGCTTGGAATTCTGCGGGGTTTGTAAAATACTTGTTCGCGTCTTTTATCCCGCCGGTTTCCATTATCGATTGCAGCGTATTGTAGAAATTCTGCTGGTTAACGATTGGGTTGTTGGGTCCAAGCTGAGTCAAGAGCTTCTCTTGTACATCGCTAATTGATTGCAGCATTGCCATGCGCTCTGACTGACCGCCAGTTCCTAGCTGCACGTTGCTAGTTACGTCCATTTTTGGGTCCCAAGACTCTGGGTTCATTGGAACGAAGTTATTAGTTAGGCGAATGATTCGCGTCTCGTCCTGATACTTCGTGATCAGTTGCAGAATTCCTGCGTAAAGCCTAGTCATGCCGTTTTCGCTAAACAGCCGGGCAATGAGCTCTGTGCGTTGCTGCGCTGCCTCGATGGTCTGATTGACGGCTTGTTGTGTACTAGATTGCAACTGGTCGGGAGACAATCCGCTTGCAGCTTTTGATATGCCGGTTCTGTTCTCCCGCATCTCATCCAAGTAAGCCATCATCCCGAAAGCTTGCTCACCAACGTAAGGGAGGTTGAATGGAACGACAGCGCCAGGCTGTCTCATCCGAATGATGTTGCCAGGCTCAGAGTTCATCAGGTCTTCTAGGCTTGCTTGGCCTTCAACGAAAGCAATTCGCGGATGCGTTGACATTGCCAACGAGTCAAGGCTGGCTCTTAGGACCGCTGACTTGATGCGCTGGATGTCCATCGTCAGATCCGCGATCGATCCGCCGAAAAAACTATGGGGCTCTGGATCGCAATTAAACATCGCAAACGGAATCATATCCGCTGGCTCGTTCATCACGATTTCGTACTGACTGCCCACGGTGCAAACCTTTCGCAGTTCGCTGATACCATCGCCATCAACGTCAAGCCGCATATAAGCTTCAACGTACAAGACTCGCTGACGAGATTGGTCTTCGCCAAAGTTTGTGTTTGTGTCGAGGAAGTCTCGCTGATTTGCTTCTGCATTCGTAAAGCTAAAATCATCTTCGTCAGTGACGAAATTAATGACATCATCGAACTCATAACCCATCTGCACCAGGTCGCTGACCGTGATGTACCTGCGGTGAGCAACTAGATCAGCGTCACTAAAATCTCTTGCCGATCTATTGACTAATAGTTCCTCCGGGGGGACGCTCTCGACTTTTACCCGCCCCGTTGTCTCACGAGTTACAGCGGAAACAGAAGAGAGAGGGACGCCCCCCGGACCAACTATTGTTTTAAGGCTTGTGATCTCAACGCTTGGATCAGCCGATAACGCAGCGAGGCTTTGCTCGTCCAGGTCTTGGAAGTCTTGAGTTTCAACCGATTCTTTTTCTTCCCAGACGAATTTTAAAAACCCCGCGCCTTTTAGCAAAGCGTCTTTAAATGCGGCGTACAAAATCGTGACGTATGCCTGATCTTGATCGTTATTCAGAATGAAATTAACGTAATCCGTTGCCTGTTGTGCTGCTGCGTAGTCCTCTGGATTTCTCGGTTGATACTGAACGACTTTATCGCTGCCGCAAAAGATTCTCATTAGCGAGGGCAGGAAAGCCTGGATAGTATCGCGAACGTCCATTGTCTGGGCTGTCGATCTGCCGTCTTGCTCGTTGCCGAGCGGAGCGCCTTCGTAGTAATCCGCTGCCATCGCTCGCCTGGGCGAGAGCGTCTGGTCTACGAAATCGACTGCGTCCTCGATAGACAAAGTGACGGTCGATTGCAAATCCTCTGAGTCCATCTCAGAGTCGCTGTCGATCTCTTCGACTTGGAGCTCATCTTCCTCGATGGTTTCATCTTCAAAGAGCTCGTCTTCTTCTTGGTACATTTCGCTCATAAAAAGCTATCCAATAAGGCATTGCCGACGATCCGACCGCGCTCTGGCAGTTGGTTATAAGCATTGGGGATTGTTTGAAGGATTCGACTGTTTCTAACCGCCTCTAAAATTCGGCTTTGCTCTGCTTGTTCAGCCAGGCTTTGCAGTAAGCCGCCCATTGTTTCTTGAGCGTTCTGAGTATATTGCTGGCCCAAGTCGGTCCTTAGCTGGTAGTCGTTCTGAGCTAGGCGCTGGTCCCGATCAGCCTTGAGCTGCTCGTTAGACCGATCGCTAGTCAGAGCTTGGATGATTGTGTTCGGAGCGTTGGCAATCGGCGCTATAGCGCCCTGGGCTGCGTTAGCTAGGAAGTCCATTATCCCAGCGCCCTGGTCTGCCAGGGTTGGGCCAGCGGCTGATGTTGCTGCAAGGCCAGCGGCTAACCTGGGATCGATTGATCCTTCTTGAGCTCTTAATAACTTTTCATCAATGATTCCCTGAGTAAGAGCAGGGTTTATGCTTGCAGCGCGAATATCATTTGGCTTGTTAGTAACGACCCGCCCGTTGTTTGCAATAAACTTTCTGAGATCAAGCGGCTCTTTAAAGGTTCCTACACCTTCACCCGGCAGACCTCCCAAATAAGTAGGATGTCCCGAGTCTGCTATCGCTGGGCTCGATGCATCAATTCTGCCAATGTTGACCATTGACCCATCATTCGACAGATATTGATTTGCATCGCTTGTTACGGCTCTTGCTTCCGCTATTGAAAGGCCACCTTTCGCGCCTTTAAATTGCTTATCAATAACGTCTGCAACCATTTTTCTTTGGTCGCCGGTTGAGTCTCTGAATATTGCATTTGAAGTTGGGTTAGCAACGCCACCCCACTTTGGAATAATTTTCTTTATTTGATCATCTAGCTTTTTGATGTTTGTTTTGCTCATGTTTGATCGAGCAAAATTAATCATTGCATCTAACGGCATCGTTGCAAAATCGATTCCCGTTGGGGCCATCGTGTACGGTAGAAGTAGAGGATTTTGTTTGTGATCTGTCTTTAGCTTTGTTGCTCTTTCTAAAAGGCTATTTACGACTTTAGGGTCCGAGGCCCAGGCCATACCAGGGTTTTCAAACATAAAGTCACGACCGCCTCGCAGATCGACAGGGTCGATTTGTGTCCCGCCAACAGCGTCTAAGATTCCGCCAGCGGCAGAACGATCGCTTTGCGATATGATGTAAGGCTGTCCTTCAAAATCAGATAGCTGAAACGAAGGTCCAGTGTCTATTTCTCTAGGCGTAATCTCAGCGCCGACTGTTGCCATTGGATCGAGAAGCCCCTTTCTCACGTTGCTAAATCCACCCTCACCAACTGGCACAGAGAACCTTGGGTCTAGTATTCGACGAGCTCCAGCCGCGATAGAAATAGGACCAGCCTCTGCTTCTTCACTTTGCGCGGCAAGCATTGCTGCCGCCGCTGGGATTGAGATGCCGTATTTTCGAGAAATGGTTATTAGTCGATCATCAAAGATAACGTAGTTTGATGATCCGCCGTCTTTGTTGCGGCTAAAGCCGTCTTTGTAGCGGATGCCTTTGATGCCCTTTTTAGCTAA